ACCATTTCAGGTGCTCATATGGTATTCTTATCGGCGCCATTACCGGTGATATTTTTTCTATTCTCATTGTTACAATATTTTTGCTGCTACTGTGGCCACTTTTGATCTTTCGCCTTTTTGTAATATAATATGGCCGGAAAACTCTTGGTCTTTGAATTTTTCGACAACATAAGTAAGACCATTTGAAGTCTCGTCGACGTATACATTGTCAATCTGTTCAATATCTCCAGTGAAAACAATTTTGGTCCCTTCACCAATTCTAGTAAGTATAGTCTTTATTTCATGTTTTGTTAACTGTTGAGCCTCATCAATTACAATAAAGGCGTTTGCGATGGAGCGTCCACGAATATAAGTTAGTGCCTCTACCTCAACTATACCATCATCTATGTACATGTCAAGTGTTTTTTTATTACCCATCAAAAATTCTAGATTATCTTGAATTGGAGCTAGCCAGGGCGCCATTTTTTCTTCCATAGAACCTGGTAAATATCCTATGTCCTTGCCCATTGGTTGTATAGGGCGGGAAACGATAATCCTCTTATAATTTCCTCTTCCTTCATCGGACTGTTCTAAGGCTTGTTCTAGACCTGCTGCTATAGCACACAGGGTTTTGCCTGAACCAGCTTTACCAACCAAAGTCACGACTTGTATTTCTGGATCTGTTAAGATGTCCAGTGCGTATGCTTGTTCTTTATTTCGTGGGCGTACGCCCCAAACTCCACCATCATAATTCATAATTTTTTTAAGTGGTTCTTCGTATCTAGTAAACTTCGCGATGGCTGTTTTCTTGTTGTTGGAATTTGATACAAGCATTACAAGCTGGTTTGTGTGAAGTTTAATATCTTCTTCTGAGACTTCAATCTCTTCATCTGCATAAAATTGATCTATAATTTGTTCATCAACTAAATGTTCTGCGAAGCCTGAGTATAAATACTGACTGTCTGCTATTGTTTGTTGTGCTTGAAAATCTTCAGACGGTAGTCCGATTGCATCACAGCGTACTCTCATGTTGATATCACGAGTAACAACAATAACCTTTTTATTTGGATTTTCAGTCTTTTCCGCTAATGCAGTACTGATAATGGTATTGTCTGCATCGTCCTTGTCCAATTCGTTTGGCAGCAACTTTAAATCATGAGGTCGGGCGAAGACTATACCTTTGCCTTTTCCTATTCTAACGCCCTTTTTTAGATTGCCCTTAGATCGAAGCTCGTCCAAGGTTCTTATTATTATTCTGGCATTTAAGCCCACGCTATCCTGACGTTTTTTATGTTTATCTATCTCTTCTAAGACCTTGAAAGGTATTAATATGTCATTATTACCAAAGGTTTTTATAGAGTGTCCATCTGTCAGGTACACATTTGTATCTAGCACATACGTTTTCTTCGCCATTTTAAAACCTATTGTTGACTCTATAATAAGTAGGCGTAAATTTTCATTTTAACTTTTGAACCGGTTCTTTATACAACAAAAACTCTTTTTCTTCACCTTCTTCATCATACATAGTGATCTTTAGGGTGTATGCGATTCTGGAATCTTGAAGAGTTTCCGGATTTGGAGTCATGTATTGTAAATTGTTGCTAATATATTGGCCTGAATCTGTGACTGGTTTGAATTCTGCNCCTGAACAAGCAAGAAAGGTACATAACGACACTGTACAGATTGTAAGAAGCGTTATAAAACTTATAGCAATGTTTTGTAAAAGGTTGTTTTTATTCATGTTTTTTGATTCTCCGAAAATCTTTAATAAGGTATATAGTTCTTTTTTTCCCTTTTTTACCTTTTATTGTTCTAGTTATTTTTATAGGAGACCCAAATATGAAAAAAACCAAATCTTTACTTTTACTTATACTAATTTTAATTATCTCTTCTTGCACTTTGTATTGCAACGGGAATAGAGGGAGTGTTAATCCCGTTAAAAACTCTTCTCTTTCGAGACACTCTTTCGTCAAAATTTATAAAACTATACACTTAGAAGTCTGTAATCCGGAAAATCCAAAAGAGTGTATTAAAAAAAGGATGGGTTCTAGCGGATCAGGTTTTATAGTTAAAAACGACTCAGATGGCGCGTATATTATTACAGCAGCACATGTGTGTGACGATACAGACATCGAAAGTTATATTGCAATAATGCCAAATGTGAAAATAGAAAAAAGAAGTTTTTATGTTGCTGACATTTATGACAACAAGTTCGACTCTGCTATCTTAAATTATGATTCAAAAATAGATGTATGTATGGCTTATACATATGGTCTGTATAAACCAGCAGTTAAAATTTCTTCTACGGCTCCAAGGCCTGGTGACTTTGTATTTAATTTAGCGGCGCCGCTTGGTATTTTTGCTTCAAATATGGTGCCAATTATGCACGGAATCTATAGTGGAGAAATGGAAGATATGGCAATATATTCTGTGCCGGCTGCTGGTGGTTCATCGGGATCCGGAGTCTTTAATGCTCATGGTGAATTAGTTGGTCTTATACACTCTGTTTTTGTCAGATTCAATAATCTTTCTCTATCTCCGACTTATGATCAACTGGTTGACTTTATATACGCCAACAACAACAAAAATAAGGTTATAGAAAAGAAACTGATTAATATTATTAACTTATTGTAATCTAGATTATCTCGTCGACAAGACCGTATTCAAGACACGTTTCTGCATCTAGCCACAAATCGCGTTTTAAGATTTCATTTAGTTTTCTTTTTGGCATCTTTGTGTGTTCTTCATATATGTCTTTAATTATTCTCATGAGCATCGTGTTGTTTTCCATTGCATCCACCATCTCTTCGTATTTACCCCACATGGATGCTGATAATTGATGAATCAACATGCAGGAGTTTTTTCTTATTTGACGATGGTGGCCAACAACACTAAAAAATGTTGCTGCGGAAGCTGCACAACCTTCTATAATCGTATGAACGGGTATTGCTGACGTCTTAACATAATCAAGAGCAGACAGGCCGGCAAATACGCTGCCGCCGAAGCTATTAATATGAAGAAAGATGTTTCCAGGATCTCTCAACTTTAGAGAATTTGATCTATTAATCAAATTTGTCTCTAAGTTTGTGATTGCTTTATTTAACTGTAGTATCTTAGGTCTGTTGACAGCAGAATAAAAGTAAACTTTATTGTTGGCCGTTTCAACAACATCATTGGGGTTGTCCGAAGCCCCCGAAGGGCCTTTTGCCGCGGCATTCTTTGGCGGGGGCTCCTCAGCCCAATAAATATCTTTCATTTAATTTCCTCTTTATTTTAATAAAAGTAATAAGAACAATAATATACTAGATATCAAGTAACTATAAAAATAGAACTTATCTAGCTTCCTTTCATAGCATCTAATAGCATGTTTCTTTAATAGAACCATCCCAACCAGTAACGGAAAGGCCATGGCCATGTTATTACTGGCAATGCATAAAAGCAGACCAGAAGCCACAAGTATGGTAATTATTGCTTCTAAATCTGGTGATAGACATGGTTTGTTATTTTTCATTTTATTAGTATAGCTCATTTATACCATTAATTTAAACAAAAAGGTTGAGTGTGGACTAGGGCAGGAACATTTTCCAATCTGGATGTCTGATTTTTGATGGCCAGAGGCCATAAAACACATCATGCTTTGGGCGCCTAGGTTTATTTAACAATTTCATATCTAGTTGTGATAATAGTTTATTATTTTTTTTATTGTTACATTTGTAACAAGCTGCCACACAGTTCTCATATGACGTCTCTCCGCCTTTAGACACTGGAATTATGTGATCTATTGTGAGATTTTTCTTGTTTATTGCCTTTCCACAATACTGGCAAGTGTAGTTGTCTCTGCGTTTGACTGTCGCTTTCGAAAAATATATCTTTTGCCTGAAAAATTTAACTCTTTTTCGCAATCTTAAAGTCGAGGGCAATGATATAGATTCATCAGCAGATCTAATCACTGTGTCATCCCATTCCGATACAATATCAACCTTGCCTCGATACATTAGTTTGAGGGCGCGAGTCCAGTTAACAAAACTAAGAACGCGATAATCAGAATTTAAAAGCAATATTTTCCGATCATCTATCATCTAATATAAGTATATCTTAAATTACCATTTTTTACAAGACCAATAACGAGCTTTCGTTCCTGGCCCGAGTTCAAATCTAGGCTGGGAATAGATGTGTCTCTTTTCAAGTTCTTCTTTAATAATCTCAATTAAATCTTGTTTTGTTAGTTTCATTTCATTATATCCCATTCGTTTTTTGTACCGAGCAACCATCTTCTCGTGATCTGCTTTTTCTTCTGGTGTCGCGGCCCGGGCGGATATTCCTGTATCTGCTTTTTCTTCGGGAGCCTTTTTCCATTCGGGTGTTGTCATTTTGGCTATGATCCATTGTTCTTGTTCTATGGAGAATGCTTCGCTTACTTCGGTATCGGTGTCATCATAGATTTGAACGTCTTTTTCATCGGCGGTTAAAGCGGTGTAGAATGTATACGTCTCGCCATTATATTCTGCTTGCATCTTTCCCGCC